CTTTTAGAAGAGTTTCGTAAAGCAGCTAAAGATGATCAATTATTTAAAGAGTATTTAAAACAATTTAAAAAAGACAATGAATAATGCCTCATAGATCTGGACATAGTAGTGCTAGAAGATACGCTCCTTCTCCAAGCGAACAAAAAGCTCAATCGGGTTCCCCGAACCAAATGCAAAGGGATAGACCTTCACCACAAATTCCTCAACCACAAAGGCCTGAACCAATAGATCTACCAAGGTACGGAAGTTCTCCTATTGATCCAGGTGGAAACAATTCCATTCAATATAATATTGATTTTACCAATCCTAATAGATTAGTTGAAGCTAGAAATAATTCTTTTAATGCCATAGCTGGAGTGCCTGGCATAAAATTTCAAAATAGAAATAGTCCTTTTAGTGTTGCAGCTGGAAAAGGGTTTGGTCAAAATCAAGATTTTTTAAGACTCGGTTATGGAGCTCCAGTTGGCGGAGGTATTGGTAATCTCAACGCAGAGTATGATGTACTTAATAACCAAGGAGGCATTGGATTCTCTACTCCGATAGGAAGTTATACTCCTACTGAGGGAGGAGATTTTCTTCCAGGCACATTAAGTGTTAACTCAGGTTATGGACAAAATGGATTTAGAGAGCCTACTGTTAATTATAATCGAAGTTTTAATCCAGGGGGAACAATGGGTGATTTAATCAGTTCTATTAATGGTGGGGCTAGTATAGGATTAGGTGCTAATCAAAGCCCTTCCTTCAATGCTAATATGAGAGTGAATCCCGTGGGAGGAATTTTGTCTATGTTAGGTTATGATCCTTCTAAAAGAGGTTTCGATATTCCTTTGGATGTAGGGATGAATTATAATTTAGGTGACAATTCACCTCGGTTTAATATAGGATATGGATTCTAATGGCTGAAGAAACTAAAAAACAAAAAAAACAATATGGTATGGGCCCTGGTCAATCTATGGCTATGGCTGGCAATACTGGCTTAGCCTCCTTTAAAGAAAAAGATATTAATAGAGTTCAACAAGAGAAAAGAGCTTATAATGACTTCTCTGGTAGAGATAGAAATGAACGTGCTTCCTTTACAGATATAGGTCAAGAGATTGGCGAACTAGGATCAAAGTACAGAAGACCTGTAAAAATTGCAGATGGATTTGGAGCTTATAGCGACGGAAGTGGTAGAGCTTACACTCCTAATGATTTTAATGGAGATGGATCTTTTAGAAGCTTCACTGCAACTCAACCTACTTTTAGCCAAGTTTTTGGTAGAGGCGGTGATTTTAGAAGAGCTTTTACAGGATATAACTCAATGAATTATAACAACCCTGGTCAACCTAATTCTCCTGTGTCTATGCAAAGAACTCCAGGTCTGATGGAACAAGGTGGTGGTATCATGGGTATGTTAGCTAACAAGGCAGTGCCTGGCCTTGGATTTTTAATAAATATGCTGCAAGGTGCGGGTAATAGTTTGCAAGGCGGAATGCAAAATTTAATTGACTACAGACCAACGATGAATGAGCCACGCGATGATGGAATTAAGGGTGGAATCGATAGACTATTTAATCTAGGTAAGGCAATGATTGGTGCTCCCAATTATAAGGAAGATTTAGGAGCCACGAACTACGGAACTAATCCTATGATGTTTAATAACGCTCCAATAACTATGGCTGGACTAACTGATGAACAAAAAATGCTATTAAATAAAAGACGTGGTAATTATGATATGGGTATATTTGGTATACAAGAAATGCTTGATCAACTACCTGATGGTGATCCAAATGATCCAGCGACTTATCAAGACGTAGAAACGTATTTAACCTAATAAATTACATATTAGCTTTAATCCATTTACCTATTTTAGAATGACACAATAACTCTGTGATAAAGTTACTGTAAGAATTAACAACAGTTTCTTCTTCTTTTTCTTTGAGATGATATTGATAATAACCTACGTGTAAAAACTCATGTATTAAAACATTAACAGCATCTGGACCGCCTGTTTCCATCATTTCTTTATCTAGGTATATTTTATAAGGTGGTTTAACTACAAAAGTACCTTGAGCTTCAGATACCTCATACATAATGTCATGAGGACACAGAACTAACTCAACAGTAAAAGGCCCTATAGTTACAAACTGAGGTAACTTCATTTCTTGTTTCTCCCTATAACATTATTCTACAGAAATATAATCTAAACTCTACCCAAATTCCCAAAAAGCGTTTACATATTTACAAGATTGCTAGAATATAACTATATAGCGGGTTCTAGCTGTAAATAAGTTGTTCCCTAGGATAATGTGGGATATTTACAGTTTACAACTTTTTATTGAAAACATTAGCTTTTTTGTTGTTAATAAGTATAATTTAGACAAATATTAAGTAAAAAAACATGGCAAATGTACCTCATATAACAGAAAAACAACGCAAATTTGTGGAAATTTTGATCACAAAGGGCACTTTTCAGAGTGGAAAAGATTGTGCTACTGAAGCTGGGTACGAAGAAAGCTGTGCTACTGTGATGGCAAGTAAATTACAGAACCCTAAATATTATCCTCTAGTAGTGACTGAAATAGAAGCAAGACGTAACGAGTTATCTAGAAGATATTCCATTAATTATAAATCTCATTTAGCTGCCTTAGGCAAATTACGTGACGAAGCCGTAGCTGCTGGTAATTTTACCGGGGCGATTGCAGCAGAGAAATACCGTGGTATGGCTGCTGGTTTATACATTGACAGAAAAGAAATTCTTCATGGAAGTATTGACCAGATGACTGCCAAGGATGTAGAGGAGAAGCTTAGTGAATTACGAAAAAAATTGCAAGAAAACGGAGACAATGCCAAAATTATTGAATCCGACTCATTACAAGGGGAACCTGTCGGAAGCGATAGCTCTGACGTGGTTGCTCAAGAAGGGCAACTTAGTATTCAAGACCATTCATGACACAGGATGTATCGATATAGTCACCGTTGATCCAAACGGTATAATTCATTTATACGATGTGAAGACGGTTAGCTTTAGACTAACAGGTAAGCTAAAAGGATTTAGAATAGATCGTCCCACTACAAAACTTCAAAAAAAATTAGGAGTAGAAATACTCAATGTGGATTTAACAACAGAGAAATGTTACATAACAAAACATGAAACCTGAGCATAATTTATGGAAACAAGTCAAGCGTAATACTCAAGGTGTTGTGTGGACAAGAATTGAATCAAATACTGGACTTGGAATACCTGATTTGTTTGGTTTTTATAGAAGAGCGTTTTGGGTTGAATTAAAGATAATAAGAAATAACAAGCTCCTGTTCAGTCCTCATCAAATTGCGTGGCTACATAAGCATTATAACATTGGGTGTCCAGTGTTCGTACTAGCCAAGGACCCTCTTACAGGGTCTACCCGATTATATCCAGGGGCCATAGTCCGTGATCCATCCTCCATTGCTGATAAACCTCCATTATGGAATTCTAAGCAAGGCACCTGGCCAGAGCTTCTGGAACTGCTGGGTACCTGGCGAGCTCCTAGTCCCGTGAAGTCTACCGATCTCCATTAGTCCATTCCTCCATTACCTAGTTCCTCCCTTATACTATACCAGGTCCATGTACCTGGCTGGTTCAGCCTGGCTGGTAGCTCAGTGCTGGTTGACAGCCAAGCCTGATTCGTGTATTGATGAATCTCCTTCTTTGTTTTAGTTAGCCAACGAACATAGAATCGAGCCTCGATGTCCTCGGGGCTCACCCCAACTCTCCATTGTCCATTGCCAATGAACTTCTTATACTATGTGGTAAAGATAACTTTTTTACTCTGGTCTTCTCCGGCGTGGACTCAGCTGGTAACAAAAAATGATGATGAACTTTTTTTGCTTTAACTCTTGACATCCTAATTTATCCCACTATATTATTAGTAAGGAGAAACAAAAAATGAAAAAAAGACTAATTGACGACCTATCATGTGAGATCGCTTACCTGTTAGACAATCCGACAACCAGTTCTATCTACATGGTAGAGGAGGAAGTGATTGCAAACATTCAAGACTTAGTTACAAAGCTGGAAAAGGAAATTAATAATGAACATTAAAGACTGGATCAAAAGAAATTTAGACAAGGACCAAATCAAGGAAGTTGTAGAACATGGTTGCGTGAACGGAACAGTAAGCGAACTTATATATTACGCTGATACTTCCGCATTTCATGATGCACACGAGGACGAGATTTGGACGATGGTTTGGGAATCAGCAGAGGAGCACGGGCAAACTGTATTGGAGTTCCTCGCTACATTAAACGGAGGGCTTGTAGGCTCTATGTATCAACTAAAAAACCTTTTGGCGTGGTTCGCTGTTGAAGAACATTGTTACCATATGGTAGAAGCTGAGAACGAAGACGTCGCCTAAGTGCCTGTTTTTATTATTTGGTTTGTGTGGGCTATACTCCTTACTTCCATTGCTATTAAGATCATTAGCTCTCTACCCTTTGGCGTTGGTTTGCTTTTCGGTGAGCTTTTGATCTTGCTGGCGATTGTTTGGTTTGTTGCTCTTTTCTTCTGACTCCTTTTTCCATTCTCCATTGCTTCCTTACCTTTTTAACTTACCTATACCCCTTATATATAAGCCGAGCTGGGAGCTGGTTTGTGGATGAAGAAACATACAAAAGTTTTTTTATTTTATTTTACTTTTCCTCTTGACATCCTAGAGAATCCCACTATATTACTATTATGCGAATGTATCATAAACAACAAGAGTCCAATTTAGGAGCTATTTGTTTATTTTCTCCCGTAGCAGAAGCTAGGGATTCGCTGAGGAAGTTAGACGCCTCTAAAGATAAGGGAAGAGTTTTAGGAGGTGTAAGCCATTTTGTTCTTAGGGTTCGTTACCTATCTAGCTTAATCTCTTATCTTGGAAACGCAACGCTAAGAACATTGGGGAAGGGTATTTTTATTATAAAGGTTGACACTTCGTCCTTCCCCTCCAAACTTGGGCAGAGGTTCGCTCTGTAATATGGTTAACACCCTCTGCTCATTATTACCTTATGGTTCGGAGTGACAATAGTTGTATAATAGGAACTCTAGGTCTTTGTGCGTTTTCCCTCACCTTAAACGCACGCGCTTACAACGAGGTATTTGTAGACCTATCCACATTGCCAACAGGCAAGAGGTACATCAATTAATCTTTGTCACAAGTGGAGTATGTGCAAAGTTCCTCGGCTATAAAATTTAAAGGAGAATGAACATGAAAAAAAGCAAGAAAGATATATCGCCAATATATTTAAGTGAAGCAATAGATATGTTACTCAAGCTTAGAGATGCAAGGATACATACCTATGATGAGGTAAAA